CCCTGGTTTTTCGCCTGGTTCACTGCACCGCGATCAAAGAGCATGCGAGGCTCTTCAAAAAATTCGCCGTCGTGGGAAAGGAGTTTGCCCGTTTCGATGTCAAACGTCGGGTTGAGGAGAAAACGTCGGGTCATAGCACCACCTGTTGGCGTGCGACCCGATTCGCAAGTAGTCTACACCAGAATCAGCGTCTTTTGTCTAGATAGTCGGCGCAGCGTCTTAAAATGAGCGGATCATCTTTCGCGATTCCAAAAATTCGATTGCAGCGATGATGGACGATTCCGCGCACACAGCGACCACAAGAAGTTTCTCCAGGGCAACAGCCACGGTCATGATCGATGGTCGGCACTAGCGACAAAGTTCCCTCGGCGTACGAACCAAAACCATTTGAGAATGGTAGTCCGCAGGCGGCACATAGATCTTTTTGTGTGTCGAGCATCTCCAAAATCCTAGTGTCGCTAAGGGAATATTTCTCTTGCCACACCCTGAGCTGGCGCGAGACGTGTTGTGCGTGCCGGATGTGTTCGTTGGAGTGCCAGTATTTTCTCTGGTTCGCTCGTTTTCTTACGATGCTTTTGTAGGGCATTACTCGATGTTCAAAGTATAACTCTGCCAAGGGGATTTCACGAAACCCAAATCCTGAAGCCTTTTTCCGAAGCTCGGTTCTATGTCGGTTGGGACAAAAGCAGTCATTTGTTCCAATCCGAGCTGCCACGCGCGCCGCTTCATGAACTCCTTGAACTCTTGCAACCACTCCCAGCGTTCTTCCGGCGTCCCTACGTTGTGATCGATCAGAAAGTACAGCTCGCTGGTCATCTTCAAAAAACACATCATCACCGGCTTGCCTTCGGCCTCGAAGATTTCCTTGGCCACGAAGAGCGGGTTCGGAACCTCTTCTCCCTGCGCGTTCTTGATGGTCAGATTTGGAAAGCAACGCTCATCGAGTCCGTTGGCCCTGTGGATCTCGCGCGCCTTCTCAAGATCCGACTGGAACATCGTGGGAGCAAAATCGAACTCACGAATCACGGAGCTTGCCTCACCTGGCTCGGCCGGAAGAGAACTTTTCCGAAACCTGATCCGCCTTGCTGGCCGTTCGGCTGCGCGGTGCCGGATCCCGTCGACGGGATCAGCGTCATCTGCACATTGCCGCCAGGCGAGACCGGCGTCGGCGTCGTGCCACCGAAATGCACCGGCGTTCCCGGATTGCCGCCCAGGTACTGCGAGTACGCGCGGAAGTAGAACTGCTGCGTCTTTCCGTTGTCGTCCTTACCCGGGAGAGTGATCATCTTGCTGCGAGAAGCCTGGAGAGGCTCGACATGCGGCCGTGTGAACGCTGGGTTCGTGTCGTACTCCAGAAAATAGTTCACGTGTTTCGAGATCGCGTTGTTATCGCTGATCACCGCATGGACCGCACCATTGTTGGCTTTCACCGTGAGACCCTGGATCTGCGGAGCTGCGGGAATCGTTCCGGCCGGTTCCGCGCCGAGGTTCTGGCCGAGATTGTTCACGCCGTTCTGGATCCCGCGGAGCACCGTGCCGAGATATCGGCCGATAGTCGGGATGTTCTCGAGGAACGTGATTTCGGTCTCAAAACTGAGGGCCATAATTATCCTGTACTTATCCGTTCCAGCCGCGCACCGGCGACCAGGGATCTTTGACCATGGACATAACCACACGCGCAAGTTGGAAACCTGCGCCGACGGCATTGCACTCGAATCCCAGGAAGCAGCGGCTGCCCACTTCGTTGATCGGGATCTCAACGTCACCGTTCGTGGAGATCGGCTGCGTGAGATTCGGCAACAGCGGCAACGCGTACGGAGTCGCGAGCGAGTTCGGATACGCGGTGATGGCAATCGGGCCGGTGCCGTTCAAGATCATGGTCATGTACTCGAACGTGTAACGCACCAGGCCGATCTGCAAGCCCTGGCCGGTCTCACTCGGCACGAATCCCGCAGTGAAGTAGATCTGATCGATGGCCGCGCCGTCGTCCTGGAGCAGGCCGTCGACGAGCTGGAAGATCTTCGCGTTGTGATCCGAGTTTCCGACGAACAGTGGACTCGTGGTGTCAGCGCGCTGCAGGAACGCGGCGCAGGGAGCCTTGATCGTCCAGATGCTCCACTTGCGGACGATGTCCGAAGCGATCAGCTTGCCCGAATAGCTGCGATGGATCTGCACGCTTTCTTCGACGGCACCGGCAGTGTTCAACTGCTTGTAGTTCATCTCGATGATCACGTTCGGCGTGGTCGGATTTGTTCCGTTCGCGATCACACCGGACGGAAGCCAGAACGGAGATTGTCCGAGGGCGTTGAGTTCGTTGAGCGGGACGCCCCAGAGGATCCGCCGGTTCTTGATGTCGTTCTTCACCCACATGGTGTAGCCGTAGGCCCAGTTGATCTGTGAAATCACCGACTGGATTTCTTCCGATAGCTTGATCGGCTGCTGGCCCTGGAACAGGAACGCACCGGCCTGGCCGACGATCACTGACCACTGTTCGCCGGAGTTTGCTTCATCGATGGACGACGTCACGCAGTACGGACCAGGGCCGCCGACAGACGGCGACACCACGCGCGGAACATTCCAGTACGACGGTTCTGTCGCAGGATTGTCGTTCACCGCGAGCAGAGATCCGGTCTTCAGCAGATAGAGCGAGCCGGATCCAAACGTGAATCCAGAAGTGATCGGTTGCTGGTTCTGCTGCGTACCCAGAATGACACCGGTGATTCGATCAAACTGTTCGTACTCGTTCTGATAGCTGCCGATGACTTGCGTGTTCAGATTCGGCGCTTCTGTCGGGAACGGTTCGATTCGATCAATCTGAATCTCAGCGCCATTGGCCATCGCTTCAACCCAGATACGAATCTGCAGATCGTTCGGCACTGGCGCGAGCACAGTGGTCAGCAGCGTTCCGGTGTAGATGGCCATCGAGGTGGTCATGTTCACGAGCTGGACCGAGAAGATCCCCACCGTACGATTGAGCGAAGTGCTCCAGAGATCCACGATCAGCGCGCCGGTATTGTTCGCCGTTGGATTGGACGCAGTGACACGAATGCTGTAGGTCGTCGACGCGTTGATGATCGGGACCATGTCTTCGTCTTGATACGCGTTCTGCGCGATCCGGCCGTAAGCCGCCTGCGTGGATCCCGTCTGGTTGTAGATCTGCAGAGCGCTGCCGAAGATCGGAGAGTTCACGACAGCGATGCCGCCGCCATAGGTCGGATCGAGAGTCCATCCGGCCGGATAAGTCGACTGCGATCCTCCTTGCGACTGCGTGACCTGCACGCCGCCGTCGAACGAATAGTTCAGCAGGTTGAAGACTTTGTTCTGTTCGCCGACGACAAAGATCCGCTGCGCGTAGGGAATGATCGCGGTGCAGCTCCCGAGTTCGTAGTTCTCGAAGAGGTTGTAACCCTCGATGTCGATCTCCTGGCCAGCGGTCAGGATCGAGTCGGTGAAGTTGAGCAGCACGTTCGTCGACACGTTGTCGTTGACGTAGGTCGAACTGAAAGTCGTCGACACTCCGTTGACCAGGACCGTGACCGGATTCTCGATGTTGTAGAACTGGCCGCCGTTCGCCGGAGTGAAGTGAATGATTCGCGCGATCACGTTCGACGGGCCGGTGAGCAGGTTGGCCACGGCAAGCTGTGACACGCCGCCGACGATATCGAACGTGAAGACCGGCGAAGGCTTGGTCACGAATCCATTGCGCGTCAAGAACGAATAGCAGCACATGCGCTGGCCGGTGGCGATGGTTCCTGTCGAAGCGATGGTGCCGCCGAGGACGTTTCCAACGATCTGCAGCGGATCGAACTGGAAGATCGTGCCGAAGATCAGGCCGGTGCCGCTTTCGCCAACGGCCGAAATGTTTGGACCAGGCAGACTGATCGAGAAGGTCCCGCCGACGACAGCGGTGATGATCGCCTGGGCGACGTTGAAGATCCCGTTGCCGTTCAAGGTCTGCTGGACCGTGACCGCCTGGCCGACTGCCGGATTCGATCCGGTCTCGATGGCGAACCCGTAGGTCGCCACGTTATTGAGAAGTTGCGTGGAGGTGATCGTCAGGTTCGACGCGTTCGGTGTCGCGGTGACTTGCCAACTGCCGTCGTAACCGGCCGGTGGCGCGCCGCCGGTGCCGCTGTCCTCGAACTGATCGCCGACCTCGAGATTCGGGACCTGCACCGCGGTGACCATGGTCGCAAGCGTCGACTGAATCTTGATACCCGCTGGAACGCCATTGTTTCCGAGGGTATTCGCGCCTCCGAAAGTCGTGAAGGTCACTGTGAACTGAATGGCATCGTAGTACGTCTGGCCGGTGATCGGCTGGCCGACAGCGGTGACCGTGTAGTAGGGCGGCGCGTTCACGCCGGTGGGATCGTTGTTCACGACGTTGCCGTTGATTGTCGGGCATCCGGTGATAACGAAATTCGTGCCGACCTCGAAGACCTGCATGGTCTTGCCGTTCAGCGTGTACGTGGGCAGCGCGACGTTCTTGTTGAGAACAATGAAGCACACGTTGCCGGGCGTCGACGCCGCGCCGAAGGTTCCAATCGCAGTGGTTCCGGCGCTGACATCGATGAAGCTGCTGTACGGTCCACTCGCGTGCGACGGAATCGTGAAAGGTGCTTGCTGCTCGATGGTCGCGATGGCGCTGCCGCTGGTGGTCGCCGTGCAGCTCGGCGGCGCGCCTGGTCCGACTTGCGTCAGCCGGTCAAAGTTCGGCGGCGTGTACGTCAGCGGGATGTCTGTGCCGTTCTGCAGATTCGAGATGGCGATGAACTCGCGATCATCGACGGTGGCCGACTGCGCGAACGAGTTCGGCTGGATCTCGGTATATACCGTGCTCAACACGGTGGGATTGTTGATGGCGTCTTCCTGGTAGAACACGCCGTCGCTTCCGAGCGCCATGTTCAGCACTTCGCCGCCGGTCTCCGCGAAAGTCTTCAGGTAGTTGAAGCTGGGCGGCGGATCCGGCGACAGGTAGAGATTGATCTCCACCGAATAAATGTTGAAGGTCTGGACCGTTCCGTCCGTCGCGTACGCCACCACGTAAACTCCGAAGTTCGGACTGTTCACCAGCGCCGGAGTGAGCTGCAGCCCCCAGTTCTGGAGCGGAGTTCCGAGCGTCAGCGCGTTGCCGTCACTCGCAGGCAGCATGCCGGTGAACGTCGGAGAAGCGCTCGTGCCGTTCAGCACGCCGACCTGGATGTACACCTGTGAATCAGTCTGCGTGGTCTGGTTGCCGAAGACCGACACGGTGAATCCGAGCGGAATGACCGCGGGATTGATCGAGTATCCGTAGTTGATGCACTGCAGTTGCTGCGTCACATCAGGAGTCGGAGCAGGCGCGACCAGGTTGGTGACCTCGCCGACGTACAGCACACCGCTCTCGAAGAGTGTTCCGAGCCCGTGAATCGTCACCGTCTCGCCAGCGTTCTGCGTAACGCCCACGACCCACGCGTCGACCTGCGTGCAGAAATGCAATGACCGGCCGGGATAGAAAGCCTGGTTGATGTGCGTGAACGTGTTGCCCTGGCTGTCGGTGATTGTCGGGCTTGTCGGTGTCGTCTGGCCCGTCGACATATAGCCACCGGCGAAAATGATCAGCGTGTTTCCTGGTGTGGTGTTGCCAGGCAGCGTGACACCGATGCTGTCGGCACCGGCGATGCTGACGTGATTCGTCTGCGCGAGCGCCGGTGAACTTCCGTTGGTGAAGAAGAGAGCAAGGATCGCGCACCAGTTCGGCGCACCCGCGGACCAGGTGCCTGTCGCCGTGAACGGTGCGGTGGAAGTGAGTCCCTGGACGTACGCCAGCTCCGCGCCGGTGGGACCGAAAATATTCGTCCAGGTTCCCGGGAATGGACCGGTGTTGAAGCTGGTTTGCTCCGAGACCTCGACGAAGAATGCCCACTCGTCTGGGAATGTCGGCGTGAGTGGTCCGACATTGAACGGAGCTCCGGCCGATGCGGCTGTGGTTTGCTGATCGAGCGCGCTCGCACCACCACCGGCAAAGTTCAGCGTGGCTGTCGCGTACGTTCCAGGAGTGTTGAGTGTCGCGTTCGACGGTGTCGTCCAGGGATCTTCGTTCGGCGCGAATGCTCCTGGCTGCGTCGACGCGTGCTTCGTGGCCTTCGTGAGATACGAACCGTAGTACTGAAACGCGCTCTGCTTTCCTGGGCGCTGCAGATTCGAGCCCAGGATGAAATCGCAATTGATCACACGAGGGCTCGCGCCAAGAGGCAGAGTCTCCGGCGTGGCTTCGGTGTACAGGCCGCCGATCAGCTCGAGCGGAACTGCAACAAATGGTTGTTCGACATTGTTCACGAGTCACCAAGGAAATCTGGGCCGCCGGTTAACGGCCCAGACCCTCTCCGCAGTTCCCCCCCTAGTCCGTTAGGAATTGCGGAAGACCGTCGCGTGGAACTCGATGGTGTCGTTGCAGATGCCCTGCATGTTGTAGTTCGAGGGAATCTGCTGCAACGGAGACGCGGTGGTCAGCGATCCGTTCGGTGGCACCATCAAAATCATCATGGCACCGGTGGACGGAATGCGCTGATAGATGAAGCCGCTTCCGAGAGCCGATTGAATCAGCGTGAACTTCACACCAGAGTTCGTGGTCACGCCCGGCAGCGCCAGCAACACGGAATCAAACGGGATCCCGCCAGCCGGATAGACTCCGGTGGCCGGGGTCACGGTGATCTGCCCGTAGATGTGCTGCCGCTTCTGGGTGTTGTCGTACTGCACGTTCGAGATCGTGAGTGTGCAAAGAGCCATTTCTTCTCCTCAGAACTTGCCAGCGCATTCGAGAACGCCGCCCCAGCTTTGTTGTGTAGAATCGTGTGCTGAGTCACGCCGCTTGCATCGTTTACGTCGCGTTCGTATTGCCTGGATCAGTTCCACGCCAGTACGTGCCGTCGTAAACGAAAGTCTCCACTGTCACAGCGTTCGCGTTGTAGTCGACGTTGACAGATCCCTTCGAGTTGGATGGCCAGGCGAACGTGCGGCCGCCGGTGCCGTCCTGAGTCAGGATGAACATGATCATCTGGCCGTTCGTCGGATTCGTGATCGTACTTGCGGTCACGTTGCCGGTCAGCGTCATGGTGAAAGTCGGAATCGGATAAGTCGCCGCGTTGAACGTCGGCGTGGGAGTGAAGCTTGTCGGCACCAGGCCGAAGATATCCGCGGCAACCATCGAGCGTGCCGTCGGTGCGGCCGATGCTCCCGAAGCTGGCCCGGCGAGAAAAGTATTCGCCGAGAAATTCACGAAGGTCACCGGGATAGTTATCGTGCCTGAGCTGGTGATCGGAGATCCGGTCACGGTGATCGACAGAACCGGACTCGATCCAGTCGTGCTGATCGCTACGCTCGAGACCACACCGGAAGGAAGATCCGAACTCGTCAACGCGCGGAAAGTCGGCGCGGCCGGGCTTCCTGTCGAAGGACCGGCATAGACGGTGTTCGCGTTTTCGTTTGCCTTGCTGACCGTGATCGTTCCGGCCGAAGTGATCGGAGATCCGCTGACACTGAACTCCACCGGCATCGACAGCGCGACACTCGTGAGAGATCCGCCGCCCTGGGTGACCACCGGCTGATCGGGAAAGATCGTCGTGGGGATCCGGCCGATGGGATCGTAGATCACGAAGGTGTAGGTGCCGAGCGCCGCGTACGCGAACCAATTGCCCAGGCCGTCAGTGACCACAGGATTCGTCAGCGGAGTTGCGCCGGTTGAATCGGTGTACAACGAAATCAGCGGCGAAGGAGGAATCGATCCGGTGCTCGCTGGCTGCGAGCAGATGTAGATGTACACGCCGTCGAGCGCCGGTCCTTGCGCCGAGTTGATCGATCCCTGCGTGCGATAGAAGACAGACATTAGCCCACCGTCCCTGTCGTGCCGAGATTCGTGTTGCCGGTGTTCTCAGATCCACCGCCCTGGTAAGACTGCCGCTGGTGACTGACCGTCTGGCCGCGGCGGATGTACTCGTTCGCCATGTCCGAAATGCAGTCGTCGCGGTAGTCCTGCTTGTCTTTGATCGCCTGCGGATTCGCGCCGCGAGCGCTGCCGTACATGACCGCGACGTGCGCGGCGAGCGCGTCAGTGCAATCGATGATGTACACCGGCGTGTTTGGGAAGTCCGCGGCCGGAGTGTTGATCGGCGGCTGGAGCTGCTGATAGCGAAGCATCAGGTCCATGGTCTGCAGAGATCCGTTCAGCCACAGCGCGAAGCCGCGGGTCTCCCACTGCGCGAACCACTGGTTCTGATAGCTCGAGCACAGACCGGAGTTCGGTTGCGTGACGAGCGTGAACGGAAGATTCGATCCGGTGACCCGCTGGCGCACTTCGTAAATGTGGTAGCAGTCGCCGGGCAGCTTCGGAGTCGCGAAGTTCTGAGTGCCGTTGTTATAGCCGTTGTAGCTGATGTTCACGAAGACGGACGGATCGGCCTGCACCACCGGCGGGATCGCGTGCAGCACCCACCCGTCGATGATCGGAAAGGTCACGCCTTCGTTGCGAAGCTTGCGCGTGATGTAGCTGATCCCCGAGTTGAGATACGGCAGCGTGAAAGGCGCGGTGTCGGTCAGCACCCGGCCGTTCACTCCACCAACGCCCGGGAACATGTCGTTGACCATCGAGCGCGCGAGGTTCATGACGTCCTCGAGAACCGGGAAAACTATCGGTTGTACGTTGGGCATGATCCCTCACAAACTTGCGACCTGGTGACGGTTGCGCCGACGTGAATCGGGTCAATAAACCGCGCATTGGGAGCGGCTAAAACACGAGGATACGGAGCCGCCACCAGGAAGATCGTTACTTGCGCCGCCCTTTCGGAGCGGGATCCGCGGAAACTTCCACGGGCTGCTCTTCCTCGACAGCGGTCTCTTCGACCACTGGCGCTGGAGCAGCAGCAACGGGAGCCGGTGCCGGTGCTTCTGCCACCGGTGCCGGTGCGGGAGTTGGTGCGGATGGAGTCGAGGCCACCACGATCTTGCTGTAGCGTTCGGGATCGATGATGCACTTCTCGCCAAACGCATTGCGGTGGTAAGCGATTCCCTCGCGGACCATCTCGCCGCAGTTCGGGCAGTTGACCATGTGGTACGCGGCCATGTGCCACGGTGCGGCCTTCCCCAAGTAATCCATCGCGAAGTGCATCAGCGGAGAAATGCTCTTCAGGTCGTTGGCCGCGGCAAACTGTTCAGCGGCCGCGACGAGAGCCTGCATGGTTTTGTTGGCACGTTCGCGGAAGATCTTGATCTCTCTGTCGAGCTTTTCGGTTTCATCCGGCCTGGTCAGCGACCAGAAGCAGCCGTAGTTGTTCAGGTTATTTCCCTGCTGATCTTCGGCCGTCCAACTGCCGAGCTGGCTGTCCCAGTTCGTGCCGGGAAAAGATGCGGGATTCAAAAGCGACATCGCGGCGCGCCGTCCGTCGACGAGCTTGTACTGATACTCCGTCGAGCCCGGCTTCAGATAGACTTCGCGATTGAATGCCGGAAGAGTCGTGTACGCGAACTTCTGACCGCGCGGACACGCCGGAATGTGCAGATGGAATCCGGTCTGGTGAACCCAATGATCGCGCTCGAGCAGGTTGTAGACGTAAATCACGTAGCCTGGCTCGCGCAGCATGTCCTGCGTCTCGAGCAGCACTTCTCCATGATTGGCGCGTTCCTGCATCGCATATCCCTGCCGCTTCGCTTCGCGCTGATCGCGCGCCATCGCTGCGGTGAGTGGTAGATTCGGTGTTGCCATTTCGTTCTTCCTCCCCGATTTTTAGATGGGCCTTGGAGCTCGACCCTGCTGCATTCCGCGAGCGAACACCGGTGCGCGGCCACCTTTACACCAGCGGTCCCATACCGCCTGGATCTGATCCATCTTTTTTTGCAGCACCGAACTCTTGAATCCGTTTCGCGTGTAGGACACCGTGGGGCCCCAGAACCTCGGTGCGTGTTCCTCCAGCAAATCGGCAATGAACTCGGTCTGCGCTTTCTCTTCCGCGAGCCTGGTTGCTTCGCGCGCCATCTGTCTTTCTTCAATGGACAGCGCCGCGTAGATCTGGATCATCGGAATGATGGCGTCGATCAAAAGATGCGAGAGCGGGAAGTGCTCGATCACGAGCTGCCCGTTGATGTACTCCTTGCTCTGGAGCGGATGAACGGGTTCGTAACGGCCTTTCCACGGGTACTCGACGACGGACATGCCCTCAAGCAGGCTGTTGTAGTAGTACGCCGCGGGAGATCCGTACTCGAATGGTGAGTGCCAGCGCATGATCACCCAACACGCTGGACCGCCGCCGACCTGGTAACGATCTTTGTAACCGCGACGTTCGTTTCCGAACTTGTCGCGCCAGGTAGTGCCGAGTCGGATGAACTCTGACTGGCCCCAGACGATTTTGAAGTGGGGATCTCCAAACTCGTTGCGCCCGAACATCCGCGTGATGCGAGCCTGAAATTCCGCGGGACACTTGCGCGTTTCTGGAGCTACTCTTGGCATGCTCTGACTCGCGTGTACACTTCCTCATCGCGAACCAGCTTGAGCTCGGGATCCCCGGTCAGCTCTTCGAGATCCTCGATATCAATCGAGTAGTTGGTGAACAGAACCATGTCGCCTGGTTTCAGATCGCTCTTCGGTCCTGCCGCCACTACCAATCCGCGCTGCTTGTGTTTCGTTCCACCCATCAGGAAAAAGTCAGAAGCAGGAATGACCACACCGGCTTCGGTCTTCACTTCCTGTGGCTTGTGCTGACGAATCAAAACCCACTCGTTGCGCGGTTCGATTTTGTACTTCGGGGCTTCCTGTTCAGCCAGCGCAGTTCGCCCATCTTCATCCACTCTTCGTTTGTCGATCATCGATCACCTGATTTTAAAAAAGGGGAGCAGAGCTTTTGACCCCGCTCCCCCGCTCTGGACAGAGCACCTCACCGTTTTTGAGTTTTAAGAAGTGACGCTCGGAACCGCAGCGTTGCTGATGTACACAGCAGCCTTCATGTTGCTGTTGTACAGGTTCAAAAATGCATTGTAGAAAAAGATCGAAGAGGTCAAATAGGAGCCCTGGCCAACGAAATCGGGGATTGGCATTGTAGTAACGCCATCTCCGAAGTCATACAGGGACGGCTCGACCGTTTCCACTATGCCCCACGTTTCGGGACAGATTGCATCCATGCGCCCCTGCTTCGCGGTGTAGCTCACGTTCAGTGCGCGTCCACCGTAAGTCGGGCTCATGTGCCGCTTGGTCATATCCAGGGCCTTGTCGCCGGGTGGCACGTAGTTCTGTTGCAGCACGTTCGTGTAGAGCTGGGTCACTGCCAGTTCCTGGTCAGGACCGCAGATCCACTCGAAGTCCGCGACAGCTTCGTGATCGGGACCGAGGCCGCGGCCGATCAAGATCTCCGCTTTGTACGCATCGGTGGTCGTGATCGCCTGGGTGTTCTTGTTGATGTTCGGCGTCGACAGTTGCCCAGGATAAGTCGAGCGCGAAAGATTCAGGATCGTGCCGGTGTTTCCGGCGATCTGATAGGTGTAGATCCCAGCGAGGCCGGAGTTCGCAGCGCCAGTGGATCCCTGGATCATCACGAAGTCACCGGCCGCAGTATTCGTCGGCAATGCCGTCGAAAAATAGACCGTGTCGTTCGCGCCGTCCACGTACGAGACCGTCGCCGTCGAAGGAGTGGTCCTCGCGGAGCCGCCCTCCGTCGGGAAGATCTGGATCACTTGCTGTTCCTGGAACTGGTTGGCCTGGCCGCCGAGTCCAACAATCGAGGACGGGTTCGAGCCGCCCAGAGTGTTGTTAGTCACGGTTGCCGTCGAGGGGATCTGCAGGATTGCGCCGGAGCCGTCACTCAGGAACTGAGCGTCGAGCCCCTGCATGAAAGAGTTGAACGAGTTCTTCAGCTCTTCGGCGCGAAGCGTGATCAAGCTGCGCTTCGGGCCTTGGGTTGCGATTCGGGCGAGATACGTGATCTCGCATCCGGCAAAGAGTCCAATTGGAGAGATATCACCAGAGATCCAGAGCGAACCGGTCCCGCGCCCCAGGGCATCACCGTTGCCGGTGGCCTGGAAGATCGCCGCACCAGACTGCATGCGGACGGGAATACGGAACGACGGACGCGACACGCCGCCAGCCTGGGTGGTGACGGAGGTCGGGAACGTCTTGCTCTTTTTCTTGATGAAGTTGTAGACGGTGTGACCCTTAAAAACCAGGTCTTGGATCCCTTTTGCGAAGTTTTCTAGCTCAACGGCCTCTACGGCCGCTTCTGCCAAAGGATTGGCCATTTCGGGAACCTCTGCATTAGCTCAACTGTGTGTGCGACCCGAGCGCTACACGTTGGCGATTCACGCGCAGTCAAGCACGCGAACTTTCGAGCGACCCGATGTTCTTTGGATCAATGCAGAGGTGATTTCCGTTTTTAACGTGGATCTGATCCCACGACGCCCCTGTTACGAATGAGAGCGTACGACGAACGACTGCGGCGCGCAACAAGAATTTCAGTGATGGAGCGGACTCGTGAACGTCTCGATGGCTTCGTAGCCTCCGTAGATCGCCCACGCCACGATTTTCGTGAAGCCCAGGAAGAGCCACGCGACGAGGATCGCCCAAAGGATCTGACCATCAGACCACGGCGGCCGCGGCCCGTTGTTCTTTAGAAAAAGCATAAAAGGAGTCCCGGGAGCAAATGCGGAGGCACCATGCTCCCAGGACTATTGTCGCCGCCCTGACGACAATTCGTTAACCGGCCGTCTGGACGAAGTCCACGCCGGTCAGGGGCGTCGGAGGAGGAGGCGGCTGTGTCACGGTGATCGTGTGAACAGCAGTCAGAACTCCCGAAACTCCCTGAGTCGGATCCGAAGATGTCGCGCTCAACGTCAGCGTGAAGCTTGCGGTGTTACTCGCAGGCACCGCGGCGACGACAGACGTGCCATCGGCCGATGGAGTCAGCCCGATTGACGGATCGCTGCAGCTCCAGCTCGGCGAAGTTCCTGGGGCCTGCGTTCCGTTCGGAGGCGTGAACACCGCCTGGAACGTCCCGCTGCTTCCAGCTTGAATCGAATAGTTCATTGGGTTCCCCCCGACTTGAATGAAGTCGATCTTGTGAAGGGCGATATACCGAAGAAGCCGCTTCACATCCTCGTGGATGCACTCCACCTCGTGCAAGATCTTGTGGAGAGTTTTGCGGTCCTCGTGGTCGAACACGAAGTGATCCTACTCTGCGGATGTTACGGAAACAATAAAAAAGTGGGGCCCACCCTCGATCACGCGATGGTCGAACCACCTATGGCGCAAATCTGCAGGACCCCACTCTGTGTGTGACACCGCGACGTGACCTCTTGGCCGACGTCGATGCGATTCTACTTCAGATCTTCGCCCAATCCCACTGAACTTTGCGGCCGTCTTTCAGGATCGCTTTGCCGATCCCGCGGCCGATGTGGAACATCTCTTCGCTGGTCTTCGACCAATCGATGAGATCGGGAGTTGGTTTTGCAGTGACCATCTTGAAGTCGCCGGTTCCGCCGCCTGCAGCAGCACCACCCGCGGCAGCGCCTTTCCCGCCGCCGCTTGCTGCTCCAGCACCGCCGTTTGCCGCGGCCGGTGCCTTCTTGACTGCCATCTTTCCGAAGTTCGGATACATGGCATCGCGAAGCTTGCGAAATTCGCCGGGCATGAGTTCGGCAAACTTTGAGTGAATGAACCGCGCGGCCCTGGCCGCATCGCCTTTGTCCATCAACGCATTCGCATTCCGCTGGAACGCTGCGTCTTTCTTCATCGCCGCCCACACGCGGGAGTTCAGCGCGTTGACGAACTCGCGACGGCCCTCCGGCTTGAGGTTCAGTTGCTTGAAGAATGGCTCGACCACTTTCGCAGTCGCGGTATTGTTGAACTTGTTCACATCCGCGCCGACGCCCTGCTCGAAGTTGGTCTTCTCGCGCTGATCGAGTTCTTGCCTGCGCCTGTCGAGTTCTTCTCTCGCCGGATCGCGTTCGGTGCGCGTGATCTTCTGTTTGTCCGCGAACGCTTTTCCGTCCGCGAGCCACTTGTCGATCTGCGCCGTGAGATCGAAGGCTTCCTGGCCCTTCCCGTCTTTGATCAACGCGAGCAGGCTCTTGATGGATCCCGTCACTCCGGCTTTCTCGAGCGCCGGAATCATGTACGGGAAAAGTGTCTTGTTGAAGATCTCGGGATTCTTGCTCAGGATCTCGAGACCGTTAGTGATCGCAGTGCCGAACGCTTCCGGGTTCGAGGTGTTGAGCTCTTCGAGAAGCGCCGGATCTCCTTTTGCGAACTGCTCGATCTCCTTGCGATAGTCGCCGACTTCGCCCTGGAGCTCCTGGATCCCTTCTTCGCCGCCGAGCGCTTCGAGTGTCGCGGTCATGTCGCGGACTTTGACAATCGCTTCGCTGAGATTTGTCGCGCCGAGTTCTTTCACGATGGTGTTGGCGCGGAAGTACGTGCCAGCCATTCGCTTCGCGGCTTCAGGATCGGTCTTCTTGAGTTTTGCGAGCGCTTCGCGAGTCTTCAGATCAAGCTTGCGGCCGTCGGTGTCCACGCCTTCAAGATCCGCGTCGACGTCCGCTTCCGGCTGCTCTTCGATCTCGAGTTCACCGGCAGCTTCACCCTCGCCAGCACCTTCGCCAGCGCCCTCGCCTGCAGCGCCGCCATCTCCAGCTCCTTCACCAATTCCTGCCGGAGCTCCTCCACCGCCGCCTTCGCCGCCGCCTTCACCACCAGCGCCTCCAGCCCCACCACCACCTACGTTACCGGGCGCATCCGCAACAGCGGAGCCTGCGCCAGCTCCTGGAACGAAACTTGCCATCTGTCATCCTCCCGATTTTTCTTTCAGCGCTTAGGGACACCACCCGCGCCTTGCGGCGTGCTCGCAGGGATCGGTGCCGCAGGAGGTTTCGCTCCTGGGCCTGGCGGGACCGGCGCAGGCGCTTCCGCGCCTGGGGAGGGAGTGATCCCGGCCTTCTGCAAGATCTGATCGGACGCGCCTTTGTCGGCCATGGCCACGTCCTTGTAGTTGATGCTGGTCGACGGCGGCTTCGCCGGTCCACCGGCAGCAGCGGCTTTCGCTTGCGCCGCGGCAGTATGTTCGTCGAAGTGCAGGCATACGTTGTCGTAGCCTTCTTTGTTCGAGCGCTTCGCGCGCCGACCTTCTTCGCCGTTGATCCACAGCCAGCAGGTCATCGCTTCTGTGTCGTTGTCCTCGCGCTTCGCGTCGATGGGCATCGAGCAGACTTCCGGCGGCAGCGCTTGCAATTCCTGGACGGCCGCATCGAGTTGCGAGAGATCGCCGCCAGCAGCCGTGAGCGCTTCTTTCATCTGCGCGAGTTTCTTCATGCCCTGGACAAGTTGCGGGTTCGGCACCGGCGTAGATTTCACCAGGACTTCGATTTCGCCGAGCTGCTTCTTGTAGCTGATCACTTGCGGAATGATCAGATCCGAAAGGCCGGTCATGTTCTGCGCGAGCTCGAGGTTCGCGGGATTGTAGAGCACTTCCTGGAGCTGCGGATTCTTCGCGCTCTCGTTGAAGATCTGCATGAACGCGTTCTTCCGTTGCGTGTACGTCTCCGGGAAGTTCTCATCGCTCTCGGCAAACACCGTGATGTTGGCCTTGAGATCATTGATCTCGAGAGTGATAGTCTGCCCACCGGGAACGCGTTCGTTGATCGACTTGTCGCGGCACTTCGCAGCCCAGCGCACGAGCTGCTTCATCGAAGTGCATTCAGCGTTCTTCATGCTGTGCCAGGTTGGCGCGAGGCGGCCAAGAGCGGAATCGCGCTGAGTAGCAATCGCGACTCCAGAGTCGGCCGTCCCAACGTCACCGCCAGCAAGCGCCGGGTATGCTCCAGACAGCAACTCGGCAAGCGGTCCCGAATATTCCTTGATGAAGTCTGCGAGATTCGCCGGTGGATTTACGGCCGGTTCGACGAAGATCAGCTCTGCGACTGGCGTGCCTGGCTGGCGCTTAAAGCTGCCGATATCGCCCGGCACGTTGGTCTGCTGCTTGATGGCATCGACAGCGAACGCCTTCGAGTCCATCCACTTCTTCGGGACGGTGCGAACGAAGATGTCGTTCATCAGGTCGAGCCAGTTGTTCAGCCGCTTCTGCACCGGCAGCGTCGACGTCCCCATCGCGTTGCGGTTCTGGCCGTCACCCGAATACGCCTGGCCAAGAGCCCAGCAGTCGTCCATCGACTCGTTGCGCGCGAACGCAAACTCTTCGCCGATCATCATCACGTAGCAGCCGTTCGGGAACATCTCGATCAGCTCGTCGCGTTCGGCTTCGTTCGATCCTTGCATCTCCATGAAGTACGACGGACGGATCCAGCTCCGTTGGATCGTGACGTCAGCGGCAACAGAGTCGCTCGTGATGTACGTCGATTGCATGCCCAGCTTGGCGTTCTGGCGCGCCAGGCGCGCGATCTCTCCGGCGGCCGCTGGCGCGTTCGTCGAAGCCTTGATGTCGTCGGCGATCCATGGACACATACCGCGAGCGCGGCTGACGTCGACCTCGGTCTCGTACTGCAACACATCGACTTCGCTCAGTTCGTTGGCCATCATCGGCGTGAGCTTGATCTCGAGCTTGCCGTGTGCGGTGCGAACTTCCTGTCCGCGCGGAGTGCGCTTGACCGGCTCTTCTTCTTCCGCTTTTTCCTCGGCCGGAGATTCCTGCTCGTTCTCCGCGGCCGCTTCCTTTTCTATTTCCGTTTCTCCCGATGCAGCTTCCTCTTCTGCAGCGGTCTCAGCAGATTCCGGCGTAGCCGCAGCAGCAGCGCCTTCGATTGGCGTCTGTTGCTGATCCACTGGCTCGTTTTCGGGAACCAAGTCATCGGGCTCGTCGTCCTCTTCCCAACCAAATCTCTGACCGTCTTTCACGTAGCGCGACCAGTAAGCGAATCGTCCGTCAGTCCAGAGGTAGCGCGCCGCGTCTGTCTGGATCTGGATCAGGTCATTGTTCTTGCCGATGACCTTCGTGAACTTCTCTGCCGATTCAGCCGCGGTGATCTGCGCGTCCGAGTCTCCGCGCATTGGACCAAATCGAGCATTGGGAACGGTGCGCGTGAGTGCTGCGATGATCATCTGCGCCCTGGCCGAGTAGATGTTCGTCGGCAACAGCGCTAGATCCATCTGCATGCTTGGACCGTAGCCGGTGGATTCACCGGGGATGATCCAGCCGCCACCACGTTGCGGGAGCAGGAATTGAAAGCCGCGGTAGAACAGCGCTGCTTCCCAGGTCTGAATGACTTCGATCAGACGCGCCGGATAGTCGCGCTTCGCCGCTTTCTTGATGAGATCCTTGATGAGGTTTTTCTGGCGGTCAGTTAACTTCGCGTTGGGAACAGGCGACCACTCGAGCCCGGCGAGGACACCAATGCCGTACTTCGGTTCGTCTTGCTCGTTCTCGTCCTCGTCCTTCTCGGTCTCTTCTGTTTCAGGATCGAGTTCGTCGGTGCCTGTGAGGTTATGCCTCTCGGTCTCGAACGCCATCGTAGACTCCAACTCCCAATGCTTTCAAAAATTCTCTGTCAGCGTCGGTGAGGTTCACGTAGAACAAGAACTCATCCAGATCCGTACCGACGCCAATGTGCCAGACGCCGTTATAGTCAATCTGGCAGACGTTCGGATGTAGATGCTTGTCCCAAACGAACGGGACCTCCGCGAGTTTGACGAAGCCCTTCAACTAGCCCTTGTGATGGCGAGCGCTTGCGAACGCCAGAGCCAGGCGCGCACGCTTGCCGATTTTCCCGCTCGAATGTTTGTGCTCTTCCGCGAACTGGTGCGTGCTCTCACCGGCGCGATGTGCCGCGGAGCTGAACACGCCTTCGGTCCCGCGGCGCTTCATGCCGCTCTTGACGCCTTGCATCCATCTCTCTGCCATTTCAACTCTCCTTCGATTCAAAGTAGACGCAGCAACCCTGCGGGGCGACCAGGACGTCACCGCTCGGCAGACGTCTTCGTTCCGACAACTTCTTCATGCTTTCGCCGCGACATCCGTCAGTGGTGGGATTGAAGTACTCGCAGTTGGAACAGCGAAACGGCCCGTCATCAGGTCCCTGGTAGCCTGTGCCTTTTTCGCCGTGAACTCCGTCGTCGTTGATTTGCTTTTCAGCCACGAGCTCTCCGAAAGGCCGCTGCCATCCGCGATGATCCTTTCCGCATGTGGATCATCGCGGGATTCTCGTGAGCTTCCGCTTTGTCTTTTTCCTTTTCAGCAGGGGTCAGCGGGGATCCCTTGCTCATCAGGAAGCGGAATTGTCTGTTGGTCCAGGGCATGGCTTACGCCAGGCCGGGAACTTTCGATCCGCCGGTCATCGGCATCGCGTTGGCTTCGTCGGGCGACTCTTCCGTCTCGCCTGGCTCTTCTTCTGCGCCGCCTGCGACACCCATCGCTTCACCCATGTGCTCGTGCGCGGCCGCGTGACTTTTGTGTTGGGAGTGATGCGCGTGCGGATGATCGTCTTCGCCCATCTTGGCCTCGCCGTGATAGCTCGAGACGTGATGAGTTCCGCCGTCTTCCATGTGCATCAGAGAGTGCGCCGGGCCGTGCTCGGCGACGTGATCTCCAATCGGGGTTTCTGTGGGAGTGGGGTGACCGCCAGGATGCATCGGGCCAGCCTTGCTTGCACCGGCCGTTCGCATCGGACTTACTTTTTCGGTAGCTGCTTTGTTGCCCTTGCCTGTTCCCGCGGCTGCCGCGCCGCTTTCCTCATGTAGTTTTGCCCGGCTGGCCGAGTGGTGCCTCGTTCCGTCCTTCGCGTACACTGCCATCGTGTTCTCCCTCTACAGCAGGAGCCACCGGCACAAGAATGGGAGCAGATTTCTTCGCTCGTTCAGCCTTATCGAGCTCCATCATTTCGTGCGCGTGTCTTCGCTGTAAGCGCTGCCAGGGAGTGCCGATCTCACTTTCTTCTGTCGGCTTTGGCGGCTCAGTACGTTCTTTCGGTAGTTCCACTGACTGAAGTGCAGGGTTCAGCAAGAGACGAGTTCGATCCAGGTCGTCTCGAAGCTTCTGGTTCTCTTCTATAACATAGCGGAGGTGATCAGCGTGAGCCTTTTCTAGCAGCTCACGCGCGCTCTCATGCACCGACTGCAGGCGCGCGACCTCAAGATCGTGGGCTTCGCGCAGATCTCGCATCTGATTGCTGTGCAGAAGTTTGTTGGCCACCAGCTCGTTCTCGAGCCATTTGACGCGCGAACTCTTCCAGAAATCTCGCCAGCTCATAGGTCCATCCTCGATGCGTTCGGATCCTGCCGGTACATCACGCCGTCGATCTCGACGAGATCAGCTCCGCGTGCGGATCGAAAGCGCTCACGCAGCCTCTCCCACCAGGAGAGCTTGCGCTTGGTGAGAATTGTCAGATCATTCTTTGCCGCCAGCTCCATGACGTCCAACGGATGAATCGTTTTCATTGCTGCGGTCCTTGCACCCGGCGCATCCAGCTCGGGATGATCTTTCCGGCCGGAAGCGAAGCGCGCCGATCTTCAGCGTTGCGTTCGTTCCAATCACGGAACTGAATGATGTGGCGCTGCATGGGATCCTTGATACCGGCCAGCTTGTCGCGGAGTTTCTGTTCGCGGCTCTTCTCACCAGCTTCAAGCAGGAACCCGGCGACAGCATAACGCATCGAGTCGCCGCAGTCATCGATCAAGCTCACGCCTTTCGCTTTGACCACATCTTCGGCGGAGACCGTGATGCCGTCTCCACGGACAAGCAGCGGCAGAGCTTCAACGAGCGTCGGGCATTTGCCCTGGAGGAAGAACCATTCTCCGATGTCCAGCATCTCGTACATTTTCGTCCAACCGGCGATGCGATCATTGTTGGATCGAGTGGGACGAGGCAGTCCAGCCGCAGCGAGATAATCTCCCACCTCATCGGCCACTGTTCGGTTCTCCACGGTACGATTGAACCGCTCCCAAGAGAAGTGGATAGAGTCGATATCCCAGGCGTATCCAGCATCGTGGCCCTCCTCGTCTTTCAGCCGCGGGATCGACATGATCAGCGCTTCAGTCTGCTGCTTGGGCGTGTGTTCGTGCAGCACGATCTCTTCAATCGTGACGTTCACCAGGCGCGGCGCTTTGCGGAAGAGTGCTTCCTCGAGTGAGACATTCTTGAGCGCTTCGGGCGGCAGCTCTTTCAGGATCGCCTTGGTCATGAAGTTGATGACCGCAAAGTGGCCGAAGCCATAGTCCCAGCCAACCCACACCGGCTGGAAATTCTCGAAGATGAAATCGCTGCGCGGCCGCACGTACAGATGCTCGACGAAGTTCGCGAAGTATTGGCCGCTGACGGTCTCGATGTTTCCGTAGCGGATCTTCTCGCGCAGCGGCGACTTCTCGAGTGACTCCACATACTTCTTGTCCTTGATCAGGATGGGATTGTCGTCGACGGTGGAATGCACATAGGCGTAATCGCGCTGGTTGTACTTCTCTGGATCCATTCCATAGACCGGCTTCTGATCGATCCACAACTTCTTGATCCAGCCCCAGCCGATGCCCATCGGGTTGGTTGCGGCGGCCATGCACGGCCTGCTGTTCGGGATCGCGCAACGATTGCGGCCTTCCATCGCGTCGTAGATCAGGTACGGAAATTCGCCGAGCTCCTCGAAGCCCACGAACACGAACTCCGTCGACAGATATTTGCCGACGTCCTCGATGCGATCACACGCCGCGAAATAGAGTTTGCTCTGCAGTGTCTTCGGAAGGCCGGTGACCTGGTCGATGATCGGATTGCCCAGGGCGTCGAGATCTTTCACCGGCGGGAAATACACGATGTGATCGGACTTGTTGAAGGTGCCGAGCTCCTGGCATCCGTATTCGTACATGGCCTTCGGAACATCGGCCTCGAACTTGTCGATCACCGTGCGCTTCAGATCGGGAATGGTCTTGCGGAGAATGATCGAGTTCGTGCCGGGATACTCGACGCAGTGCATGATCGCTTCCATCAGCAGCGGCCGCGATTTGCCGCTGCCGAATCCGCCGACCTGCAGCCGGTGCTTCGTGCGAAGCGCGTGGAACCGCGCCTGCTTCGGCCAGGGCTTGTAGAAGTCGGAGATCTTCAGCGAGCGCCGCGGATTGACTTCCTCGAGCTTGAGCGTTGTCGCACGTGTGACCAACTCTAATCCTTCAGAGTGATGGGGATCCCGCAGAGCGTCGGCACATGCAGCGATCCAACACCGCGGCCCAAGCCCGACGGATTGATTCCCATCATGCGAAGGTCAGCGATAGCTTTGCGGATTCGATTGAGATCTGGATTGTCAAACATGTTTTTGTGCCGGAGGCTGCCTTCCCTCCCAGGACAACAGCCTCCAGCTCCCCATGCACTTCAGTGAGGAGTGTACTACGAATTTTCTCCGCGGATCTCTGCGAGACCCATTCCGCATCGAATGCACATCAGCGTGCGCTCACGTCCCACTTCCTTCTGTGGGGATCCCGCGTACGTCGCCCTCTTCGTCAGGATCTCGTCCACCGGCAGACCGATGTGATGGCCCTGCATGTGGCACACCCGGCGCGCTACTTCCTGCATCGAGGTTTCCTTCGGCGCTGGCGTTGTGTAGTTCTGCTCCGATGGATCCTGGACTCGATCCTTCGGCCGCAGGAGCTCCACCAGATTGTCCAGCCTGGTGTTCATGTTCCCCAGATCCTGCGCGATCCTCCCCAACGGCCCGATTTGTTTATTCCTGGCTCTCTGTCGGATTGCTGCTTTTCTCCATTGCCCTTTCAACATGCTCTTTCCTCTTTCCTATCGCGATGAAGTTGACTCTGTTTGGAACGATGGTCACCTGGCGGAACTCGAGCTTTGGAAAGTTCTTGTCGATGTGATCGATGATGCGCTCGAGCTCGGTGTCGATCTCTTCCTGGGAATAGAATTTGCCAGACGCTGCTCGATAGTGAAGGGGGAACGTCTTGTCCCCCACAATCACTTTGACATCGAGTCGTTTGTAGATCGGCCGCCCATTCTCGGTGTAGTTCATTTCCTGGAAGTATACGCCTGGGATCCAGAGTAGCTGGTGGCGGTGCCACGCGTGACGGTCACAAGCGGTGAGGCAAGCGCCGCCGCCGGGCTGACATTGCTCGCGAAGAACGCGGAGTCAGCAATCGGATCGAACGGTTTACCGAGCTTGTTTGGATCCACGCGATTTGGATCCACGCGAAGGTTTTGACGTGGACCTTTGATCTGCGCTGCTTGCTGTTGCCCCAGCGCTAGGCGACTAAAGGGCCCACGATCACTTCGAGGTCCTCGAGCTTGTCGAGATATTTCTCAGGGATCAGGCGGCCGACGAGCGTGCGCGCCTGCTCGATGTTTCCGGCGAGCAAGTGATCTGGCTCGATGACGATCTCCGTCTTCGGAGTCTCGCCGCGGTCATGCTGCTCTTTTGTGGGGGATGGGTGATACAGGATCGCGTACAGAAATAATTGCCCTCGTGCCATTCTTCCTCCTCAGATTTAGTACAGATCTCCCTGGTTGCGCGGCCGAGGGAATAGGAACTCCTTCAGCCGCTCCCAGAGACGTTGCCACCAGGTCAAGAAGTGCTGGTCTTTATTCCATTCTTCCCAAGCACCCATGTCCCGGCCTCGCTACTCCACTCGAGTCATTCACCGCCACAGGCGATGGATTGATTCGCGGTCATCACGGCTTCGCGGATCTTCCGCACGGCCGCGGTCTGATCGGCTGACGGTGGAGTGTTCGCCACCACAACTTCAGCGAACGCCTTCCCCGCTTCCCGAATCGCCTGGTACTTCGGGAGCTGGTCCTGCGTCGGGCTGTGATAAGTGAACCAGTTCTCCAGGTTTGCTTTCGTGATCATCACTTCCTCCAATCGATAGGCTTTTGCCGTACCACTTCTCACGCCGACGCGAGGCGTTCACAAATGCGTCGAGGCACATGCGGACGTAGTGCGCCAGAATGAAATCTGGAGTGTTGGACTCGTTCTCGATGCAGTGTTTGTTGATGACTTCGGCGATGTCTTTCTCGAACTGCGTCGTGCGGTCTTTCATTAGGCTGCGCTTTCGTTCGCGATCTTCAGGAACTGCGCCTCGTCGGCCTCGAGCAAAAGCTTTTGCGCGAGCGCGGTGTCTTCGGGCGGGACCGGGTGATCGTAGGCTGTGTGGATGCAGAAGTAGCGCTCCACTTTCTTGGTTTGTCGGTTCAGACGCTGCACGCGCTGCCCGGGAATTACGCGATAAAGCTTGTGGCCGACCTCGAGCTCGAAGGATCCGCTCTTATCGAAGTCCTCCTGCTGCCTGCGGCTGAGTGTGCTCTTGAGCAATTGCTGGGCGCGCTTCTTGGCGGCCACGCGTTTGGCTTCGGCATCGCGAGCTTGCTGTTCGCGGATGCGCTTCGCTTCGTCGAGCTTGGCGCGCTGTTCTGCGTCGGGCTCTTTCGCGAGGATCGGATTCGCGGCCATCACGGCCTTCGGAACGTACTCTTCGTTCCACGCGCTCCAGACCTGCTCTTGGTAGCCTTCGACGACGTGGATCGCCTGCGTGGATCCCAGGGTGTAGTGCTGGTTCCAGTAGATCCAGTTCTGAGGGACGATGTTGGTTCCCTGGTAGTAGATCGTGTTCCAGGTTCCCCACACGCCGTTGGTGACTTGATCGGCCATGCCGCTAACGAAGACGTCCGTTGTCTGGGATCCCATTGTGACGTACTGATAATTCCACTGGGGCCAGATGCTCGTGGCCTGGTTGACCACGGTGGTGCCACCGTAATAGTTGTTCCAGCTCTGCCACGCACCGGCAGTCGTGCCAGCGTCGAACAGAGCGTTCGCGCAAGTGGCCATTACTTCACCGCCATCTGATGCGGACAAATCCCGCCATTGAGATGCGCTCCGAAATTGCAACTGTGGCACGCGACTCGGAGAACGTCTGGCCAGCCGTGATTTTTCGCCCACTGAGCTAATCGCATTCCCTTGAGCTCCTTTCTATGTTGGCATCCCCCGCCATTTTTGTGATCGAGGCAAAGAAGAAGGTAGATCGTCTCACCACAGCAGTAACATCTGCCACCGTAATGACTGATCGCTTCTTGTTGGACCTTTTTCCTGCGTTCGTTTTCAGCTTCAACTCTGGCTCTTTTCTCTTCGGGCGTCATTTGTGTTCTACGTTTCCGGTTGTACTTGGAGTACATGGCCAAGAGTCTATCGGGATGTCGCTCCTTGAATCGTTTTTGGCTTTCACCGTGACGATCTGGATGACGCTCCCGATAGCGAGCGGCGTTGGCGTTTTGCAACTGCCGTCGTTCCTCTTTGGGACGCTTCAACGAGTAAGCCATCTAGCCCCCAACAAGAGGCGGAATCATGATTATTCTCTCCATGTTCGGATCGAACTTCTCGATCTGCTTGCCCTTGCGGCCGTCCTCGCCGACAGCTTCAAACGCCAGGTAGCGTTTCTTGCGGAGTGAATCGAACATCTCTTCCGCGGCGTCGACCTCGGCCTGCTTCCTGCGATCCCAGATCAGCTTGGTGTCGCCGGTGGGATTCAGGATCTCGAACATCCCGTGATCTGCGCCGACAACGCCATCTTCGCCGAGCTAGGCAAGGGTGACCTTCTCGACCTCGGCGACCTTTCCGAGTTCTGCTCCAACTTTCTCCATCACTTCGTCCATGACTGCCTCCTCATTTGATTTAACTACGCTCGGCCCAGGTGGTATCCGCTTCCCCGGCATCCCACTTGGCCAGCAATTCCCTCATCGTCTTCTTCATGCCCTCACGTTCAGCGCTCGAGATGTACGTGATCTCAGAGCCTTCGTAGCTGAAGAGCAGAAGCGTGAATCCGCAGCCTTCGAGACCAGGGCGTTTAATCGCACGACCAAGAGCAGCACCGATCTCCCGCGCAGTGGCTTCCAGGTAACGCATTCTGTCGCCATCAATTGGTCGCATGGTTCCTCACATCGGCTTGATCGGAGACGGTGGCTCAAACCCATGGGATCTGAGCAGTCTTTCGAACTGTTTCACGTAGTCGGGAATATCTGGATTCCCGCGCACCCAGTAAAGAATCTGCAGCGCCGTGTAGTGCTGCAGTCTGTTGTCGGCGCTCAACTCGAACTTCTCCGGGTTCTCGTACATCGTCTCGATCATGGAGCCCAGGTGCTCGATTTCCTGGAGCGTGCGGACCTTGAAGATCGCGTGCTCGTGCTCTACACCTTTTTTTCGAGTGGCGCTATCAGCGATCCCAAACACTTGCCCCGGGCGTGCTCGTTTTCTTTGTGCCACGGGATCCTCCCGATCTCGTCGAGCTTGAACTTTTGGTTGCACACCTGGCAGTGTCCTTCGGTGAGTGGAGCATCGGTTGCGACTGTCATTTGGTCTTCCCTTTCCCTAGCACCTTTCGTTTAAAGGCGCACACGCCGCACTGACAACTTGGATCATGAGCGACAACTTTGATGGTGCCGGGCGGCAGCAGTCCAGATTTTTCGGCGAGCCTGCGTTCAACAGCTCCCTGGCTGTGCTCTCGGGCGGCCACACCAGCGCGCCGTCCTGGAGCTCGAGCTCCAGCAGTCCCTCCGGCGTCATGTGCGAGACGTAGTTCATCGCCAAATTTCTCCCGCGAAAGTCCGATGTTGCACTGCGCTCGGATCCATTCCGAGAGCGGCATACCGGCGCGCTTCGCTGCGGCTGACCAGGCCTTGAAGATCGAATCGTCGAGCTTCAGTAAGTATGTTTTCAACCTTCCCTCGGGAGGATGGTATATACCGCGCTCGGTGGCGTCAACCACTTTTGCGTTAGCCCAGGGTGCCGGGCTTGACGTCGTCAGTGATCAGGATCTCGATCTCTGGCACGTGATCCGGCGGCGCGAGCTCCTTGCAGAGCTTGACGCCCTGCTTCTCTTTGCGCGCACAGATGTCCTCGAAGAGTTCCACCATGTCCACTTGGCAGATGCGCACGCGTCTCTTGTTGGCCGCTAGTTCTCTGAAGCGTTCGAGTTTCATTTCATTTACACATTGTCGCGGAGATTGCAGAGCCAGGCGTAAGTTTTCGCTTTCACCGTGAACAGCCGCTCGACCTGGCGGCCGTCCTTGATGAACGGTTCGCGGTTTGATTCGATGGCACCCGCGGCGCTGCAGGCCTTCACGCAGTCGAGACACAGCCGGTATTCCGATTGGTATGAGTTGCGGTTATTGCCTTTGGATCCGAGGACGCGCTCACGCACGCGCGCTGGCGGCGTCTTCTTGCAAACACTGCAGGCTGGACCTTCGACGTTCATGAGTGCCTCGGGCAATAGTCCCGATCTTCACCGACCTGGCGCGAGCAGACCCAACACATCTTTGCGTTACACAATATCGGCTCGCCTAATAGATTCCGCGAGAGCTCGTAGTCGCATTCGAGGGTAGCTGGCATCCTTCGGCAGAACTCGCACTTTGGCCAACGGCAGTTCTTTGGTTCGTAGTTTCCGTTATTGTTCGGGAATCGATCTAGGCTTTTGCCAATCGGCCTGGGGCCCATGTCCGCGAGGAAATTCTTGAATCCATTCGGACCTAGCCAGCGCTGGCAGACTGTAATGCCGCGGCCACCGTAATACTTGTAGGCTCTGTTGCGAGGGTTGATGCAGCGCTGACGCATCTTCATGTAGGACACGTACTCGCGACTGTCTTTGCCTCCAACGCATTGACCATGCCTGAGGCGTTTCATGGGCGTAGTATATACCGCGCTTTAGTCTTTGGGCCGCGGATCTTCCGGTTCTGCGGGGAGTTTCGGTGCGTTCGGCTTGTTGCCATTGCCGCTCGTAGGGGTGATGTTGATCGCATCATCGCCTTCATAGCCGGGTCCAGGGCGTGGGATATCAACGATAATAACGTCGATTCCCGCGCGGCGACCTTCCTCAATAGCCAGCTCTGCGCCTGCGCCGATTGCTCCATGAAGCTCGAGAGCGGTGCGCGTTGCACCGAGGCGGATCCCGAGCGCGTCGACGTCGACAGAGTCAGTGAACTGGCCTTCGTGTTGAGCGAACTTTGTCTCCTCTGCTTCGAGCAGTGGACATAAATGTTTATAAATGACCTCTTCGAGAGTAAGTCCAATGCGGTCCATGATTTCTGGAGCTTTTTTCTTAATCGCCTCAAGTGCCTGTTGTCCTGATTGCGAAGGGTTCTTCGGAGAGTACTTTGCAGCCAGCGCAGCCTTCTTGAGAGACCTGGTTTTGACCCATTCAGCAGCAAACGTGGACTGCTTACGAGTGAGCGAGTTCTTGTGTCTGTTCGAGATCTCGCGGCGCTTCGCTTCTTTGGCGGCCGCCTTCTTGCGGTCCTGCTTCCGGCCTGATCCTTTTCCGCCCATGACTCGTTCACGATAGCACTATTTTCATCTGTCGACCTCGGGCAGATCTTTGCAGTCGAGCACGGCCTTCGCGATTTGTTCTGGAGTGATCTTGCACATTTTCTCGAAGTACTCGCCTGGTCCAGGGAGATCGAGATCGATGCCCAGCGCCTCAATGAACTTCTTCAGGTCGGGCGTGAACACCACCAGGCTTGGGCCGACGCGCATCAGCTGGCCTTCTTTCAGTCGCTTGATGTTGCCAGGCTCGATCACCACCAGGACCGCGTTGTTTGGAAGTGGAAAGGTGATCACTGCTTTGCCTCCAGTTGGTCTCCCCAGTTTGCGCCACCATTCGCGCGCCGCAATCGCAAGCACGCTTCTTCGATCAGTGATTCATTGAGCGTGCCAGGAGTGAAAGCTACGTTGCGGCCGAGCAGCAGCGCGATCTGGCTGTCGTCGAGTGGCGAGAGCTCATTGTTGTGCTTGATCTGATCCATCAGCATCCGGTAGAGCTTCGTCTCTTCCTGCTCCGGCGTGAACAGATTCGCAAGATAGATGATCCTGAATCCGCACCAGCGGATTGCTTTCGACAGAACTGCGGATTCGATCAGCCTGCTCACCGCAGATATTCTCCGTATCTAGCGCGGAATGCTGTCATCGCCATGTTCAGCAGGCGCAGAGTGGTCTGCCCAAGCACGAACGATCCATCGGCGAAGTCGATCCGCAATGTGACTGACGGCCGACCTTCTTCGGTTCCATCCTGCAGCACACCAATCGCGGAGACGGCTCCAAGCTCCGCGGGGAACAAGCGCTTGTCTGCTTCGCTCTCCGACCAGATTGGATCCCGCTCGACGTCCATCTTGATTTGCAAAGGTATCACTGATGATCCTCCTGACTTGTCCGTACGCTGTTAACTCAATGCACCAGGTGCAGCATAGGTCACCGACTTTGCCGCACCCGATGCACTGCCACACAGGCCTGCGGAAACGAATGATGCGCGGTTTAGCTGTAGAACGCTTCGACTGCCTTGATGAGGTTGTCGATCTTTTCACGATCTGCCTTCAGAGCTTTGAGCGCCTGATTCATCAGCGGCGAGAGCCTGGTGGCGACCTTCTTCTTCTTCGGGCGGATCACCAGATTGTGACCATGGACGAATCGACGGCCGGGCTTGGCCATCTTTCCACAACCACATTCACACTTCTTTGCTTCTTGCATGTGCCTCCTTTTTTGCGGGGACTAAGGGCGTTTCTTCAGCACCTGGCGCGCACGGCGCACCATGGTCTGTCGTACAAACAGAGAAAGAGGAATCGCCTCTGTTTTAGCGGCTTTTTTGATAGTGTTGAGCTGGTCACGTCTCAAGCGAATAGAGAGAGTTGCGGCGTTCATGAACGGATAGTACCACCGGCCAGGTACTGCAGGCAAGAGTACCTGTACGACAGTACGGGGAGTAATCGATGAGAACTCTCATCAAATAAAGCTTGCCTGCTGCAGTACACTACCCCATACTGTAGCTGTAAGTGCAGTACAGCATGTGAGGCGGCAATCAAGGAGGAACCTGATGCGAGCCAGTAACCTACCGGAACCAGAACCCACACAAGACAACTTCGCGGCCATCTGCAAGGAATGCGGAACTGGGACATTGAACAATTCCCGGCTTCCGCGCTTTGCGATTCTCGATGGCTGCGATGAGTTCGAGGATCAAACCTTCATCGTTTGCAAGACCTGCGGATCAACTCACGTCGACGTGGTGGAACTCTAATGGAAGCTAACCTTCAACTCGAACTCGCCCTGGTCGAAGCCTTCCTGCTCGAACGCGAAGCGCGGCGCGCCGAGCAGCTCCACTGGATCGCGCAAGTCATCGAATCAGCGTTCACGGAGGTGAACTCATGAAAGTCCGTCGTGCAAAGCGCAATCCGGTGAAGGGCGTGACAACCTTCTACGTTACGAGCGAAGAAGATCCCAAGGTGGAGTACATGGTCGTTCGCTTCGACAACACACCCAACAAACTGACCTTCTGCCCCTGCAAAGACTTCTTCGGCCGCAAGCTTCCGCACCTGGGCCGCAACACCTTCTCCCACTGCAAGCACGGCCAGAAAGTTCGGAGGTTGGCATGAGCCACGAGAAACTCACCGGACTACTCCAAGCTAACCAGGCGAAGCAGCCGGTTAGCTGGGCCCCTGAAGTGATCGCAGACAGCACCGGCAAGTGGTGCGGCAACGGTCTGCGGTTCGCCACGAAGGAAGAGGCCGAGGCCAATGTGCGCGACCTCTTCTCCCGCTGGACCCTGGTGCGCGAGACGCGCGTCGTTGAATCCACTGACCCGGTCAACTACAAGTGGACCGAGAAAGGCCTGGAGAAGGTATGAAGATCATCACCTCATTCGTTCATCCGCCGATCCCCTACCGCGGCAGCGACTGGTGCGCTTATTTGGAATCGAAAGTCGAGGACGGCCGGTCCTACGGTTGGGGCGAGACCGAGGAAGACGCCAAGGCCGACCTCGGCAGCAAGATCGTTGATCGCGTTGCGGATCGTCTCTTCGAGATGGCCGAGCAGCACTTGATCGAACCGGAAGTCTACGAAGAGTGCCAGCACGATCTCTTTGGGCTCACGTACGTTCCCTGGTAATTCGTTCTGCCCTCCCTGGAGGGCAGGCCGACGGGACCAGAGGTTCTGTCACAAGGAGATTTTCAATGACAGCCCATGCAGAAGCAACCCTGATGGCTCACGTTAATTCGGACCTGGTGACTCGCGAGCAGCTCGCAAAGATCGAACCCACCGAACTGCCGACAGCCACGTTCCGGCCGGTCAAGCACCTCGAGCTCATCGAGACTCTCGAGCGCTCCGTCGCCACTCTCAACATGCGGATCATCCACGAGCAGTTCGCCATTCGTCGCGACGGTCAGATGCTCTTCGGCGTGATGAAGATCGAGCACCTGGTCGACAAGCAGTTCGTGACCGCCCTCGGTTTCCGCCACGCGAATGATCACACCATGTCCATCCAGATCGTCGCCGGTGTCACCGTCTTTGTCTGCGACAACATGTGCTTCCGCGGCGACTCCATCGTCCTGCGCCAGAAACACTCTCACTCGTTCAGCCTGACCGCTCAACTGATGGCCGGTGTGACCCGCTGGCGCGATCACGCGAACATCCTGGTCAACGAGATCGGCGCGCTTCGCAATTATCAGCTCGGACCTAAAGATGCGAAGTCTTTCATCCTCGATGCCTTCGCTATCCACCAGATCATGCCCCTGCGTTTCCTTCAGGACGTCGTGAAGGAATGGAACGAACCACGCCACGAGGAGTTCGCACCGCGCACCCTCTGGTCCTTGAACAACGCGTTCACCGAGGTGCAGAAGCAGATGCCGGTCAGCACGCGCTTCGCTGCATCTCAAGACCTCGGCCGACTCTGCACGGCGCTTGTAAAGGCCTAGGCCGAAAGGCCGCGGGAATACTTCTCTCCTTCCCGCGGTCTCGCAGCGTGACGCGCTGCCTGATGATGGCCATCAGATCTCACCGAAAGGATTAGCCCATGCAAACTATCACCCTCGTGAGGGATGACCGCCAGGACGTCACCCCCGTGTTCCGCTGTTCGGAATGCGGGGATGTGTTCGGCTTCGCGCTCCTCACTCACTCTCAATCTGGATCTTGGGACAATCTGAAGATGATCGGCACTCCCCAGGAACAAAAGCCGCGCTACTGCCCGGTGTGTGGCGCGAAGAACAAGGCGAAGTGACCGATGGAGCCCACCAAAAACGTGAAGGAGATCACC